GTTATTAAGTCCGTAGTTATGCCAATCGTCTTCTATTTCTTGCCACCAATCAAAAACACCTTCAGCGGCTAATTCTTCCCAAGTCCAATAGTAAAGACCTTCTATTTCGGCTTCCTTCATTTCGTAGGGTTCGCAATAATCAGAGTGGCATAGTTCACAATAGATGTTACTTAATTCGATTTCGTAAGCCCCGTGTTTATCCACTTTGATTTGGTAGTTACAAGTCCCGTAGCGGTCGAAGTATTCGAATTCAACCGTTTCTTTTTGTTTATTTAAGGTAATTAACATATGATTAAGAATAAAAGGTTATAAGATAAAATATACATAGCAACCAAGGCTAAAAAACTAACTATCGAGTTAACGTAAGGGTCTTTCATAATTCAGTTATTAAATAGTTAGATAAATCATTTACATTCGAGTTGGCAAATAATAGTTCTGCGTAAAGTTGGCAGTCTTCCAAATTAACCTGCTCGGTTAATGAAGTCCAAAGTTCATTTCCATCTTTGTCTAAAAATTCAATTTTAAAAGTTTTCATAGCGTTTTTTTAATTGTTTAGTGAATAACTATACGCAAATATAAATACTAAGTTTCAATGCACCAAACTTTTTAACATTTTTTTTTGATTTTTTAACAAATTATTTTCTAAACCCTTGATTTATAAGCGTTTTCAAGACATAAAAAAAGGGGCTTTTGCCCCCTAATTAAAACGCTATGCGCTAAATTACAACGGAAATTTGAAAGAATCTATATTCTTTACATAAGAGTTATTAACTTCTTTTGTTTCTATTTTCAATATCCTACCGCCTAAAGGCTTAGGGGGTGCGCCTCGTTCAACGTGCCAACCTATGTAGCCGTCTTGGTATTCTTCTTTGTAAGTTCCCGTTAACATAAGATGAATAGCTCTTTGTTTAACTGAGTAACCTTGTTTGGCGTTGAAGTGTAGTTCTTCGCGTTGGTCGTTTCGTCCACTATTTTCGTGTATATGTCCCATTGAAAATACGTCCATATCTTCGTACATTTCAAGCGCACGAGTTAGGTTTAACGCTCCTTTTGTTACTATTCCACCGCCGCCGCTTCCGTGAAAGTACTTAACTTTGGTGCTAACCATTACGTTAGTATTGAAAATCTGTTTAACAATTATCCAACCCCCGTACCCACCCGTATGTATTTCGGTTTGACACTTGTAATTAAGTAGGTCTACGAATCTTCTTAATAGGTCTGTTTCTTGAAATTTAATTATTCCCGTTTCGTGGTTTCCGTATCCGATAACTTTGATAATATCAGCGTAAGGTTCGAACCATTCTACGGCAGTTTCTACAATCGAATCTAAATAACGTGCGTTGTTATGTTCTTGGCGTATGTCGCTTTTATTCCTTCGGTTATCTCCTCTTCCTTGCATCAAACAAAAGAAGTCCCCGTTAATAATTACGGGAATATTATTTTCTTTACAGAAGTCTAAATGCTTTTTGAGTAGGTCGCGGTCACAATGGGGATTGTCCCAATGTATATCTGACAACATAGCGACGTGAACTAATTTACCGCTTAATTGCAGTTCGTGGACGTTGCGTCCGTGTTTAATTACTTTCATTATAACTGATTTCTATAACGTAAAAGTAAACTAATCCTATTAAAAAACGAAGAATTAAGAATAAACCGCAAAAAGAAGCCTAAAACAAAAGCTATCAATACCACCCACCACGAAGTACGATATTTAACGACTTGTTTGGTTTTGACCTTGGCTTTGGCTTCGTGTTTAACTATCTTTACTTGGGTGTCCCCTTTAATTTTTAAGGTCTTAATTCGTTCTCGGTATTCGATTTTAGTTTGCCATTTGGTTTTAGGAATATATACATTCTTCAATTGTATTACCGTATCGCGATACGCAATAAACTTTTCCCATACGATAGTGTCGTTAATTATAATGGGGAAAGAATCTATTGTACTTATTCGTATTGTATCGCGGTCATTAACCACCTTTAGCCCGTGTTTAAGAGCCTTTCTGTAATGGTATTGTGCTTGGCGTTCACTTGAACACGAAAACGCCGTTAAAACGACTAAAAACGCTATTACAAATAGTCTCATATTTCAAGTAAAGTGTAGGAGAATTTATTGCCGTGTATCTTCGCGGCTTTCTTACAAATAAACATAAAGGTTTCGAAGTCCTTTACTCTTTTAAAAACTTGGCAACCTTCAGACCAATTTTCAACCCAAGTAGAATCCGTACCCGCCTTGTGTATATTGATTCCAAAAATTCCCGTGTCGGTTTTGATTTCGTCAAACTTTAAGTCTCGGTTGGCATCGCGCCACACCGTAACGTTACCTAATCTTTGACATAATGCGTCGTATTTTCCACGGTGTTTATCAATAGCCCAAGCCCCGCGATATTGACCCGCTACTAACCGCGCAACTCCTTTTGGGTTTCCGAATTTTTCAACGCCTTTTTTACCTGCGTCGGTAGTGGCATTCCAACAAAAGAACTGCCAATTCCCTAAAGAATCTTTATAAGAAATAGTTATGAAATCGTCGAATACATTAGTTACCTTATCGGCTATTGAAGGGGCGTTATTACGAACCCCTACTATATTAACGTCGTACCCTTTATTTGAATTATCTTCAAACCATTTATAGCCCTTATCTTTAACGGCTTTTTCTATTTGTTCGCGTGTGTACATATTTGTGTACATATTTAATTTTTAAACTCCGTAAGGTCGTTTTTGGTTCGTGTCAAAAACTCCTTAAATGATTTAAGAACGTTCTTACCCGTAACGTCTTCGTACGATTCGTTTATAGATTTGATTTCAATAAAAGTACAAAAGAAGGTAAACGCTTTAGTTAAGACAAGGTGAACGCTTACGAAAAGTCCTAAAATATCTTCAAGTAAATATTTTTCTAAAAAATAAACAGACACAATCGCTCCGATATATAACAAAGTTTTAGAAACTGTTTTTGTCAATTCAAATGACCTAAAAACTTTCCATCCTCCTAATTTTACACTTTTCCATATACCAAAAAATAAATCTAAAATAGTAAACGTAATTACAATACCAAGAAGCGGTTTTATAGGTGCTAATATTGATAGTATCGAAAGTAAGAAAAGGGAAAGTTTAGTTTTCATCTGTGTAGTTCCAATGGGCTAATAATTGATATGTAATGTATGCGCAAAAGGTAGCGCTAAAAAGTTTTTGGTAAATTGGTATGTCATCGAATACGGCAAACAGAAAACCCGCGTAACCGCATATATAATATATAAGTCCTAATCCTTGAAGGTGGTCTAATTTTTTCACCCGACTAAATTTGTATTGGGTGACCAACTATCGGCACAAATAGAACCCCAACCTATTATATTTTTTGCACCTTGTCCCCAACCTATGGCATTAACTGCGCCTTGTCCCCAATAGTTCATTTCTTATTCAGTTTAATTAATAACTTCGTTAGCTTAATAATGTTTTGTTTTTTAGGCGTATAAATCTTTTTCATAAAAACCAACCCGTATATGTTGTGGAATCTGAAGATGGGTAAACATCTCCGTTACTATTAGTGGTGTATTCGGGAAACAACGCATTGTTGAAACTCATATAATCTATGAATCTTTCGGTGTAATAAACTGCTAACTGCCGTTGCTTTTCTATTAAAAAGTCTACTTCGTTTTTATCTACGTTAGTGGCGTTTTCGGAACTATGTTTAAAGATTCCCTTGTTTGCTATTGTATAGGCTTGGAAGGGTAGAAATTCAACCATTGCCCAATGTATTAACATAGGCTTTAAATAGGTTTCGACAAGGGTTAAATAAGGGTTTATTAACGTATTGTTTATTATGTCGGTTTTAATCTTCTCTAATAAGTCCGTACCCGTGTAATTTTGTATATGTATGTCCTGCGCTACCTTTATCCATTGTATAAACGTGTCCGTGTCCATATTTCCGTTAACTGCGGTGAACCTTACTAAATCGTCGCGGGTAATTAATAATGCTTCAGCCATTATTTAAATCTTTTATTGGTTGGTAAAAAGCCGTTGTACGGCATATCCACGGGGCGTTGGGCTACTTTCTTATCGTTCTTAATAACGTAACCTAATTTTTCCGCTTTAGTCCCTGCAATTACTTTAGCGTTAGGGGAATTAACGTCTATTCCCGTGCCTTCAAAACTTGCGTAAACTTGTTTATTCCATCTGTGGTGGCAGTTACCGCCCCCTTTGTAAAACCAAATCGAATAAGTGTTAGCGCCTCGCGCCCCCCAACCTTCGTTAACTACTTGAGTGGACATTCTTTCTATGTCTTCTTTTCGGTAAATCTTATTTGCGGCTATCATTTTTTTACAGAACTCCCGACTCTTTGCCGTTGTAACTCCTGCATAAACGTAACGTGTAATAAATTTAATGCCGTCTA